TCGCGGGGTAAACAGCAAAATTGCTTCATTTATCCCACAGGATATAGACCCAACTGAAGAGTCTGTATCTAAATGGCTTGAAGACTATGCCGATGTATTCGGTATTGAAACAAGCCAAACCCAGGCACAACCTAATGTTAATCCAAACGATGCTGCAGCATATAAGCGTATGACAAACTCCGCAGACTCTGGTGTTTCACCAGAGCACAATGGAGACATTATGCAAAAACTAATGAATGCAAATAGCAAAGAAGAACTGGATGAAGTCATTAGATTGTCTGGACTCTAATCCGATCCTAAAAAAGAAAGGCTAACAAAATGGCCACACCACAAGGTACCCCTACCAGTACTGGTAACATCACCGCACTTGTGCAAGCAGCATACGATCAGTATGTAAGAATGGCGCTTCGCTCTATTCCTGTAATGCGCTCACTTGCAGATGTTAAGCCAGTACAACAGGCAATGCCAGGATCATCAGTTGTTTTCTCAATCTACTCAGATTTGGCACAAGCTACTTCTACATTGACAGAAACATCAGATGTATCAAGCATTGCATTAGGTAACCCATCACAGGTTACAGTAACACTGAACGAATACGGTTCAGCAGTTACAACAACAAAGAAGTTAAACCTAACTTCATTTAACGATGTTGACTCAGCACTTGCTGACATCATCGCATACAACGCAGCAGATTCTATTGACAACGTTGTAGGTCAGGTCCTCTCAGCAGGAACTAACGTGATCTACTCAAACGGTCCAACAGGAACTACTCCAACTTCATCAGCAGGAGTTCTACCAGTAGACACAATGACAGTTGCAGACATCCGCAACGCTGTTGTATCATTACGCACAAACAAGGCATTGCCTCGTATGGGTGAACTATATGCTGCATACCTACACCCACGTCAGTCAGCCGATCTTCGCGCTGAAACTGGTACAGGTGGATTCCAGGAGCTAACAAAGTACGTTGAGCGTACACCGTTTGTTGCTGGTGCAGTAGGCGTTATTGAAGGTGCTTTCATCGTTGAGACACCACGTGTCCTAAACGGTCTAAACCTAGGTGCTAACGGTGGAATCACTCCTACCGTTTCAGTTACTAACAAGGCTCTTACATCAAACGTTGCAACGCTGACAACAGCAGTTGCACACGGTCTTGGTGTTGGTCAGGTTGTAACAGTATCAGGCGTAGATTCAGTCTTCAATGGTACTTATACAATTACAGTTGTAGGTTCAACAACTACATTCTCCTATGCTAAGACTAACGCAGATGTTACATCTGCTGCAGCAACAGGAACTGTTACATTTACCAACAACTACCGTGCGATTATCGCAGGTCGTGAAGCATTGGCTGAAGCACAAGCTGCAGATATCTCAACCGTTATTGGTCCAGAGATTGACGCACTACGTCGTTTCCGCACAATCGGTTGGTACTACTTCGGAGGCTTTGCACGTCTTCGTGAAGCGGCTCTATTCCGCATTGAGTCATCTGCAACAAACGGATAATTCAGATAGTGCAACGGCAGGGGGTAGGGAAACCTACCCTCTGTCACTTAGGAAAGGTTGGATATGCCATACACATTAGTAACTCCGTACCAGTGGCAAACTTGGGGCGCAGGACTAAACGAGTTCACTCCATACTCACGCCTTGCAGGTCGTCGTCTTAATGGTGGAACCATTGATGGTGATATTGCGCCAAGCCTTACAGATGTTCCACGAGGTCAAACTCTAATTGTTAATGGAACTCAAGTTATAGCAACATTGACTCCAAGCCAGGATGATTTGGCTTCAGCTAGTTATTATTTCCTAGGTGGTCACGAATACGAAATTAGTGACTATCAAGCAGGGGTGCTTACCGCTGCAGGATATGGAAGTTGGTTAACTCCAGTATGAGTTTACACAGAAGGCAGACCCATCCTGAATATGTTGAAGGATGCTTTGGCTGTAAGATAGGCGAACTAGAATTAAGTGTTGGAGTTGCAAACCACAGAGGGATACCTACTGCAAAGCAACACGACAAAGAACTACAGTCTTACTATGACGCAACACGTCAAGGCATAGAACCACGCTCAACAAAGAGCAAAGATATAGATGCAGCAGTCCAACTTTCCAACGAGGCTGGTAAGGCTTTCGATGGGATCTCAATGACCTTCAAGAACTAAGGAGAAACAATGCCAAACGTAGGCGGAAAGAAATTTCCATACACAGAAAAAGGCAAGATGGATGCAAAGAAAGAAGCAAGAAAAGTTGCTAAGAAAATGGTAAAGAAGACTGTTAAGAAAATTGCTAAGAAGATGGAGAAGTAATGATGTACAACTCAGAAAACGGCAAGATGGATGATATGGGTATGGAAGAAGATCTAATGCCTTATCCATCACCAGACAAGCAATACCCAAATGCATCAAAGTATTCATCATATGAATCAATCCAGACAGGTGCTCCAGGCAAGGCTGCTAAGTAATGAAGAAGGCAGCACAGAAGGCCAAAGTTGCCAAGGTGATGAAAGAATTTAAGGCAGGAACTTTGAACTCAGGATCTAGTAGAGGTCCAGTAGTTACAGGTCGCAAGCAAGCAGTTGCTATCGCTTTGTCTCAGGCAAAGATGTCTAATAAGAAAATGGGCAAAAAGAAGTAATGGCAAAATCTCCAGCGTGGCAAAGAGCAGAGGGCAAAAACCCAAAGGGTGGCCTCAACGCAAAGGGTCGTGCCTCTGCCAAAGCGCAGGGGATGAACCTCAAGCCTCCAGTCAAGAAGGCTGAGGCAGCTAAGTCTCCTAAGTCTGCAGCAAGGCGCAAGTCTTTCTGTGGTCGTATGTGTGGGATGAAAGCAAAGAACACTTCTAGTAAGACTGCTAGAGATCCGAACTCAAGAATTAACAAGTCACTTCGTGCTTGGGATTGTAGTTGCAAATGAAGAAAACAGCATTTTGGGATAAACCAAATCCTAATAAAAAGTCAAAAGCATTAACGCCAGAGCAAAAGAAACAAGCAAAGGCAAGAGCCAAAGCAGCAGGGCGACCATACCCCAATCTAGTAGATAACGCTGCAGTCAAGAGAACTAAGAAGAAGTAGGAGATATAGGTGGCACTAGGAGAATACGGCACAACGTTATTAGATGAACTTAATCGTTTGGCTAATGGTGGCACCTATAGAGCACCAAGCGAAATGGTTGACCAAGCACTTGCTGCTCGTCAATGGGCAGTACAGCGTTCAGTAACAACAAACTTAACAGACACAGTGGGAGTATTAAATGCGATTGCGGGTACGTCTACTTCTAATCGTCTTGATTACAACGGCGTATGTAATCTCATCGCTGGTACTTTTCAACTACCTGCAGCGCAAGCACTCAGGGCAGTGTCATCTTGAGCGCTAAATATAACTTGGTCTGTGACCAAGCAACTACATTTAATTTCCAGTTTCAGATCAAGAACGATTCAACTCCTTGGGACTTAACTGGCTATACCGGAATTATGACTGTACGACCATTCGTTGGCGCTACTACTACAACTGTAGTAGCAAGCACAGCCAATGGCGCTATGGTCCTTACTGCATTGACAGGACGTATTAACATCACACTAAGCGCGGCAACTACTGCAGCTATTGTGGCAGGTCGTTACTCTTACGATCTAGTACTAGATTCTGGTTCAACTGTTACACGTATTCTCGAAGGTAAATTTATTGTGACAGGAGCAGTGACAACTTGACCACAATTATAGTTATTGAAAACATCACACCACAGGTTGGTGTAGAACTTTCCCAGGACCAAGGTCCACAGGGTGGCGTAGGCGCAACAGGACCAACTGGTCCAGCGGGGCCTGTCGGCCCTGTTGGTGCTACAGGACCAACGGGAGCTACTGGCGCAACAGGTGCGACAGGTACGACAGGAGCAACTGGTGCGACAGGTGATACTGGACCGACTGGCCCGACGGGTGCCACTGGTCCTACTGGAAGTACGGGATCCACAGGGCCTACAGGCGCAACGGGTCCAGCGGGAGCAACAGGTGCAACAGGACCTGAAGGCGCTACAGGCGTCACGGGAGCTACTGGACCTACGGGACCAGCTGGAGCAACTGGAACGACAGGAGCAACAGGTCCGACAGGACCTGCGGGAGCGACTGGCCCACAAGGCGCCACAGGTGATACAGGCCCAACAGGAGTAACAGGAGCCACAGGACCAACAGGTGCAACAGGACCAGTAGGAGCCACAGGCCCACAGGGTGCAACTGGAGACGTCGGACCAACGGGTGTAACAGGTCCTACAGGCCCTGCAGGGGCTACAGGACCCACTGGAGCGACAGGTCCTCAAGGTATTCCAGGAGATACTGGTCCAACAGGACCCGCTGGTGCCACTGGCCCAACAGGTGCAACAGGACCGCAAGGTGCAACAGGACCAACAGGTCCTGCTGGTGCAACTGGACCGACTGGTTTAACAGGTGCCACTGGTGCAACTGGTGCTACAGGTGCGACAGGCCCTGGCGGAGATGCAGTACCAGTCGTTTTAATGTTAGGTGGAATGTAGGATTCTCTTATGAGATTCCACGTTATTAGCCTGCCCCATACGCAAACAACTAAAGATTACGTTATCTGTGCCTTTACTGAAAAGGTACGACGCTTTTGTATTATGATGAAAGACCTTGGGCATACAGTTTATCTCTATGCTGGAGAAGAAAATGAAGCACCTTGTGATGAGTTAATTACTTGTATCACTAAAGAACAACAAGCAGAAGCGCTGGCTGGTAAGCACTTTGTTGAAGCAGAGTTTGATAATGAACTGCCTCATTGGAAGATCTTTAATGGCAATGTCATAAAAGAACTTGGCAAGCGTATAGAAGAAAAAGATTTTATCTGCGTTATCGGTGGAGCATCACATAAGCCTATTGCTGATGCTTTCCCAGATCATATAACTGTTGAGTTCGGTATCGGCTACGGTGGGACCTTTGCAAAGTACAGGGTCTTTGAATCATATGCTTGGATGCATTCGATCTATGCTGCGTTTAATAATCCAACAATGGTTAACGGTAACTTTTACGATGCGGTAATACCAGGATACATAGAACCAGAGATGTTTCCATTGCAAGAAAAGAAAGAAGACTACTACCTATACGTTGGACGTATGATAGATAGAAAAGGTATTTCTATTGTTCAGCACGTCTGTAAAGAAATGGGTTTGAAACTTATTCTTGCAGGTCCTGGCAATCCTAAGATTGAATATGGCGAATGGGTAGGACCGGTAGGTCCTGAAGAACGAGCAAAGTTAATGGGTGGTGCAATCGCCCTATTTGCTCCAACGCTTTATATAGAACCTTTTGGAAATATAGTACCTGAAGCTCAGATGTGTGGGACTCCAACGATTACCACAGACTGGGGAGCTTTTACAGAAACTAATCCTAATGGTGTTACTGGATACCGTTGCAGAAGTGCAATGGAGTTTGCAGCAGCAACAGAATGGGTTAAAGATTTAGACCCAGTAGCAATACACAAGCGAGCAGTATCTATGTATTCCTTAGATGCTATCGCACCACAATATGAACAATACTTCTCACGACTTCTCACACTATGGGGAGACGGCTGGTATGAAAGGAAATAATGCCAACACTGAACGAAATGGTGGACGAGGTAAAGGCTAACCTACAAGGTTACGCTTTACGTCAAGACCGTATTACCTATGTTGCTAACCCTGCTGGTTTAACTACCACTAGCACATCAATTACCGTTGGCTCATCTTCTAACCTAGCCAAAGGTATTATTGAAATTGATGATGAACTAATCTGGATTGATTCATTCGACAAGGCCAATAACGTACTCAACGTTATCCCAGGCTTTGGTCGTGGATACCAAGGAACTACCGCATCGCCTCACTCACAGTATGCTCCAGTAACTCTATCTCCAACCTTCCCACGTAACTCTATTAAGAAGGCTATCAACGATACGATCAATAGCTTCTATCCTAAGCTCTGGATTATTAACTCTTATACATTTACCTTTAATGCATCTCAGGTTACATACCCATTGCCAGATGATGTTGAAGGTGTCCTATTTATCTCTTGGCAGACCACTGGTTCTAGCCAAGAATGGCTACCAGTAAATCGCTGGCGCTTAGATGGTATGGCAAATGCTGCAACTTTTAATACAAACAATACACTTAACATCTATGAGAACGTACAACCTGGTCGTACAATTCAAGTTTGGTATACAGCCACGCCAAACACTCTTGACGCCAACACAGATGATTTTGCTGACGTGTCTGGTCTACCAGATTCTTGTAAGGATGTTGTCGTCCTTGGAGCCGCGTACAAGTTACTGTCTTATCTTGACGCTGGACGAATCAATCTCGGTAGTGCTGAAGCAGATCTAAACGATACCAAGTTACCATCATCTGCCGGTGCTGCTGCATCTCGTTATATTTTTGCTCTCTATCAACAGCGACTTAATGAAGAAGCGTTGAAGTTGGCAGACAAGTATCCAATCCGTATTCACTACACCCGCTAGGTAAGGAAAGCCAATGACTCGTAAGTATTCGTCCATCAGCGTTGAAACGACGCTGGCTTCGGGAATCTCTAACACAGCAACTACTATGACAGTTGCTGCTGGTACAGGTTCTGCCCTAATGGGAGGTGTTACTCTTGCTGCTGGGAACGTAGACCAGTTCACAGTTGCACTCGATGTTGATACACAAAATGAAGAAGTAGTATTTATTACAGCAGTATCTACCGATACGTTCACAATTGTTCGTGGTCGTGCTGGAACATCTGCTATCTCACATACTGGCGGTGCTACCGTCAAGCACGTTCTAACCTCTGATGATCTAACTTTTTATACAACAGGTGTAGCTACAGCAGATGCTGCAGTACCTGAGTCAATAGTAACTGCTAAAGCTGACCTACTCGTAGCCTCAGCATCTGGTGTGGTGGATAATCTCGCCGTTGGAACTAACGGACAGGTTTTGACTGCAGACTCTGCAGCAACACTGGGAGTCAAGTGGGCAACACCAACAGATACTAACTTAACCTTTAACGCACAGACTGGAACTACTTACACTCTAGTAGCAGGTGACCTTAACAAATTGGTCACGCTCAGCAATGCCTCAACTATTACATTGACTGTACCTAACGGCGTATTTACCACAGGTCAGCAAATTAACATTCAGCAAATAGGTGCAGGAACAGTCCAGATTAGAAACGATGGAACTAGCGTTCTAACCTCTACTGGTGCTACGTCTACTGCGCCAAATCTACGTGCTCAGTTCAGTGCAGCAACCATTATCTGTACATCAAGTAACAACTTCACAGTGATCGGGGATATAGCCTAATGCCAACCGTATATAAAGTACTAGGTCAATCAGCACCTAGTGCTGCAACAGCTACAACATTATACACAGCCCCTGCGTCAACAAGTACTATTGTGTCAACTGTTAATATAGTAAACTTGAGCACAAACGCAGACACAGTAAGAGTTGCCGTACGTCCAGCAGGAGCAACCCTAGCAGATCAACACTATGTTATTTTTGGGTTAGTGTTGCCAGCAAGAGCACAATACACACTACAAGCTGGATTGACCCTAGCAACAACTGACGTAATCACTGTATATTCAAACAATGGAACTTCATCCTTTTCTGCATTTGGAAGCGAGATATCATAATGGCACTAAACCTAATTCAAACTAACGCATACGAGATAACACCAGTACTGACGGTTAATGCCCAGACTGGAACTACATATACTTTCGCTTTAAGCGATAGCGTTAACACGCTTGTTACTGCAGCTAACGCATCTGCCATTGCAATAACTATCCCAACAAATGCAACGGTGGCATTTCCTGTAGGATCTGTTCTAAACTTTGCTCAAACAGGAGCAGGTCAAATTACAGTATCTGGTGCGGCTGGTGTCACAGTAACATCAACAGGAGCAACTGCTGCAACACCTAAGACTCGCGCTCAATACAGCGGAGTATCTGCAGTTCAAACCAGCGCAAACAACTGGTTAGTGTTGGGAGATATTGCCTAATGCCTATTCTTGGAATTTTTGCATCTGCTAATTTTTCAGATCCTGCCAATTTTCAGTCTATTGCTACTGTAACTGTTGGCTCAGGTGGAACATCTACAATTACTTTTAGCTCTATTCCTAGTACCTATAAGCACTTGCAGTTGCGTTGGTCATCAACAGCAGCAGCTCCAGTCAATTACTCAATGCGAATAAATGGAGATAGTGCTTCCAATTATGCTTTCCACACTCTCTATGGAAATGGATCGAGTGCTTCGGCGGGTGGATTTTCTAGCCAAACCTTTATACAAATGCCTTATCAAGCCGCTCAACCAGGTGGTGCAGTTGTTGATGTATTAGATGCTTTTTCAACCAATAAGAACAAAACAATTCGAGCATTAGGTGGAGCAGATACTAACGGTGGTGGTGTTATTGACTTTGTAAGTGGTTTATGGGCGCAAACTTCGGCAGTTACTAGTATTGTTTTAACTAGCTCACAAACAATTTCCCAATACTCATCTTTTGCACTCTACGGAATAAAAGGAGCCTAACAAATGCCAGGCACATACGAACCAATAGCAACACAGACTCTAGGAAGTGCTGTTTCATCAGTTACTTTTTCATCAATTCCATCTACCTATACTGATTTAGTTCTGGTTGCAAATGCATCAGGCACTGGGCCATCAAGCATATTACTTCAATTCAATGCTGACACAACAAGTAATTATAGTGACACCCTTATGACTGGTTATTTAGGTTCAGCGTTAAGCGGTAGAGATACTAGTGCGACACAAATCGGAACAAGTTGGACAGGTGGCTCTATGAATGGCTTATTAATTAGTGCAATTATTAATTTACAAAATTATAGCAACACGACTACTAACAAAACTGTTCTTGCAAGATTTAATTCACCAACTAGTGAAGTTACGGCTGGTGTTGGATTATGGCGTAATACTGCTGCAATCAATACAATTAGAGTCCTTACCTCAGTAAATACTTATGCTACTGGCTCAACCTTTACGCTCTATGGAATTAAGGCGGCTTAACTATGGCTAGTACATACCAACTAATCGCATCTAATACTGTTGGCGCAACTTCCGTTGCCACAGTTTCTTTTTCCTCAATACCTAGCACCTATACAGATTTACTTGTAAAAACCAGTATCAGAAGTACTCGTGCAGCAGGGGATGATGCTTTCTATATTTATTTCAATACAGACACAACCGCAGCAAATTACAGACTAAGATTAATTTACGGCACAGGAAGTGCTGTTCTTAACTACAGCGCTTCTACCTATAATGATTTGACTGGTTGGATTAGCGGAGATGCTTCGACTGCCTCAACATTTGGTAACGGAGAGTTTTATATTCCAAATTACGCGCTTTCTAATGCTAAGTCTGTTTCATATGACACCGTTGGCGAAAACAATGCAAGTAACGCATCTATGGGTTTAACGGCTTCGTCTTGGTCAGGTACGGCAGCAATCAATAAAATTACTATCGGCTCAGCCAATGGTGCTAATTTTATGCAGTACTCATCATTTTATCTATACGGCATCAAAAACTCATAAGGAGAAAACAATGACAACAGCAATCGAAGTAAACTGCGCTACAGGTGAGGTCGTTGAACGTCCTTTAACTGCAGAAGAACTAGCACAACGTGAAGCAGATGCAGCAGCATACGCTGCAGCAGAGCACGAGAAGGAAGTTGCAGCAGCAGAAGCAGCAACTGCTAAGGCAGCATTGCTTACAAAATTAGGCATTACTGCAGACGAAGCAAAACTTCTACTAGCGTAAGGATATCTCAATGCCTTATGGCGATGACATTACCGAGGGTCTGGTCTATACCCTTTCCAACCCTGCAGGTGCTACTAACTACTCAGCAACTGGTGAAGCCTACGATGTAGCTATCGCTGGCTTGCCGTTCTTTCTGTTGAACTCTGACGATTCACCATATCGTCGCGTAACAGCGCAGTATCGTAAGCAACAGATTGACCAGAGCCGTGAGCCTGGTGAGCAAACGCTGACCGGTTGGTGGCTACGTAGCCAAAGCTCTTTTCACTATGGACAAGGTATCAAGTTCTTTGAACCTATCCAGGATGAGTCACTTCGCTTTCAGTACACAGAGTCTAAAGGCATTGATGTTTGGACCAAGGGACAGGCAACACTACTCAAGTCATCTGATAGCCAGCACATAACTACAGGTGGTATCAGAACTAATGGTCGTCCGTGGCAACTAATGCGTTCTATCCAATGGACTAAGAACAGCAATCTCTACAACGGCGTACTTCTTACTGATGAGTATGATGTAGACAAGATTTTCCCAGCTATTACTGTATCTATTAACAACAAGGCTTTGACTTCTAACGTAGCTACGCTAACAACTACTACAGCACACGGTCTATCTACTGGTATGCAGATTACTATTTCAGGTGTGGACGCGACCTTCAATGGCGAGTACCGCATTACTGGAGTACCTACGACTACCACCTTTACCTATGCTAAGACTGCATCTAACGTGGCATCTACTGCTGTATCTCCAGTAGGTACAGGCGTGGCAGATGTTATCCACTTCGTTGACTACACATCAGGTACTGACTATGCAGTACACGCACTCTGCGATGATGGTGTCTATGCCTACTGGGTTACTAACGTAACAGCAAGCGGAACTCCAAGACTAAGAGTATACAAGAAGTTACTATCGGATGATAGTTCTGTATCGCCTACTCTAATGATTAGCGAAAACTCCATCACTGTAACTAACGCTGTTATGGAATACACCAAAGAGCGTATCGTAATGTGCGTCAACGATAAGGTCTATGAGTTCTCATCTAGCGCAACATCATTACCTGCAGCTGTCTATTCACACAATGACCCTGACCACATCTATACCAGCATTACATCTAGTGGTGCTGCTATCTACATCTCAGGATACTCAGGTATCCAGTCCAACATCTACAAGTTTACCTTGTCTACTGCTGGTGCTATGCCTACGCTAACCAGTGCTATTACTGCAGCAGAACTACCAGTAGGTGAGATTGTATTTAAGATTGCTTACTACCTTGGCAATATGGCTATTGGTACTAGCCAGGGTATGCGTATGGCAGATGCAAGTCAGCTCGATGGTTCTATTACCTACGGCGCTTTAATCTTTGAATCAGATCAACCAGTCTATGACTTTGGTTTCCGTGATAGATATATCTGGGCAGCATCTGGTGTTGATGGTCAGGTCGGTGTAACCCGTGTAGATATGGGTCAACCATTAGGTAACCTTCAATTCCCTTATGCCTATGACTTATACAACCCAGCAGATACGTTAGGTCACTACACCACAGCCTGTGCTTTCCTTGGTGACACCAACCGCCTTGCCTACTGCAATGCTGGTAATGGTTCAGACGGAACTATCTACATTGAATCAGCATCTACCTTAATGGCAGAAGGATTCCTGCGTACAGGTTATGTTCGATATAACACACTAGAATTAAAGATCTACAAGTTAATGCAGGCTCGTATTGATACTACCAATGGTGGTCTAAACATTGACTCTATTGACTATGCCGATAACTTCTTCCGGATTGGTACCTTCGCACAAGAGTCATCTGTTCCAGAGATTAACATTAACTATCCTCAAGCATCACAGGAATACCTTGGCTTCCAGTTTACACTGACTCGTTCAACTACTGATACATCTAAGGGACCACTGTTTACTGGTTACCAGATTAAGGCTCTGCCTGCTATCCCACGTCAGCGACTTATCCAGTATCCATTGTCTTGCTTTGACCACGAATCAGATCACTTCGGGGTTGAGATTGGCTATGAAGGTTCTGCTTACTTCCGTATGAGCCAGTTAGAATCTATTGAAAACGTAGGTGACACCATCCGTGTTGAAGACTTTAGAACTGGTGAGTCCTACATTGGACTTATCGAAGAGCTTGATTTTAGAAATGCAACACCTTCAGATAAGCGATTCTCCGGCTATGGCGGAACGCTCTTAGTAACCATTAGGACGGTCTAATGCAAACACAAGACTACGCAACAGTAGCTGTTGCAGTGATGACAATAGTAGGTGGCTTTGCTGGCGCTGTGCGTTGGATGGTTAAGCATTACCTCAATGAACTTAAACCTAATGGTGGGTCAAGCGTTAAAGATTCGGTAGATAGATTGGAGCGACAGGTTGAAGAAATTTATCGCATCCTTCTTTCTCGCAATAACTCTTAGCGGTTGCGGTTACCAAGGCTGGGTCAGATATCCCTGCCAAGAGTTTGAGAATTGGGAAAAGCCTGAGTGTAATCCCCCACAATGTTTACCAACTGGTACTTGTACCAAAGACATTTTGCCTGGAGTATTTGATGAACCAAAGAAATAAATTAACCCCAGAAGAGCTACACGCAAGACTGATTGTAACAATTGGAATCATCCTTGCCATTGTATTTGCTGGTTCTGTCTTTGCATTGCTCTATGCACTGCTATTTATTACACAACCACTAGGAGAACAAGCACCTAACGATGCTGCATTTATTGATCTTGTTAGTACCTTGTGTGTATTTCTTACTGGTTCTCTTGCTGGAGTACTTGCAGGAAATGGATTGAAGTCTAAGCCAAAAGAAAAGAAAGATGGAGAATAATGAAACCTGTTGTTAAGAGAGCCACACCTGCCGCTATTGCTGTCCTTCGACAAGCCACAGCGATAGCACCATTACGCAAGAAAGCCTCGGATGGACTACTGCCATCAGCAGCACACATCCATCAGAATCCTAACTCAGATCACAATACAGGATTTGGTGTAGACCTAACCCACGATAAGTTGGGTGGCATTGATTGTGTTAATTTGTTTCAAGAACTAAAAGCAGACAAGCGTGTTAAGTATCTTATTTTCCAGGGCAAGATCTGGTCAGCAGATCGTGCCAATGAAGGGGACCGTGAATACACAGGTTCAAATAAGCACACCAAACATCTTCACATCTCGATCAAAGAAGGATGTGGAGACGACACTTCCCCTTGGTTCCCTTGGTTGGGCAAGCCAAAGGCTGTCGCAAAAGTTAAGGCAGCAGTTAGGCCTTTACCAAAGAAGAAAGAACCAACAAGTCCAAAGGAGTAACAATGGATAAGAACAAGTTAAAAGCAATTGCAGCTACGTACCTACGTGCTGGCATTGCATCAGTAATCGCTTTGTACCTTGCAGGCGTAACAGATCCAAAAGCCCTAGCATCAGCAGCACTTGCTGCAGTTGCAGGTCCACTGCTTAAGGCAATAGACCCAAAGGCTACAGAGTTTGGTCGTGGGTCTAAGTAACCCATCAGCGCGAGGCAAACAGGAGGTCGGTCCCTACGGGGATCGGCCTTCTTTTTTTGTCCCTAAAATATGCCAGAGTTTGAATCACCTGATAGGTGAGTCTTTAATCTATGACAGTTAGCACAAAGAGTTTGTAGATTGTGTGGCGCATTATTCCAACGGTCACCGTCTATGTGGTCAACATCTAATTGACTAATGTGTACTGGTATGAATCCACACTGTTGACATTCTGTGCCTTTATGTCTAGCGTATGGATACTGAGAGTTTACTAAGTTTCTTTTATAGACAGTCTTGCACCGGTATCTACTAGTCAGTGGATTATTCTTATCTCGTAACTTAATCTTTGTTGGGCCACAAACAGAGCACGTGGCAGTGCGTTCTACTTCGTTATGCTCAGTTAGCTTGTGGTTCATCTTTGTCTACTGGGCAAGGAACAAGTACTAGATTCCCGCAACTGACACAGGTTGCATCTAAGAAGTACCAAACCAGCTCGTAGTCTTCAAAGGCTGCCATTACATTAAAAACCTGAGAGCCACACGGACACACGTGAAGTGGTCCTAAACCCCGCAGATCGGCTCCAAAGGGGTCAGGAAGGCCATTCCTGCGCCATCTTAACGATGGCAGGGTTGGTAGACGGAACCGAAGGGTTACTGTACGGTTACCACTGCTGCGCCCATAAAGGGCGCCTGCCTGTTTAATTCGCCTCACGGCTCATATTGTAACGCCTAGTAGCGTTGCTTACGCAACGACACGCCGAAGACTGGTATGATCTCTAGTATGACAACAATCGCAGCGCTTGAAGGTATTGATTACGCAGTTCTAGTAGCTGACTCACAGATTACTGAAGACAACCTAGTAACGTTATCTACTAGTACGCCAAAGATTGTTGAAGTCGGTAAGTTTCTCATCGCAATATCAGGTGATACACGACCTGGTGACATCCTTTCCTACAATTGGAAACCACCTGCCTATCGTGGTGAAGATCCTGTGCAGTTTATGGGTAAGAAAGTAATACCTAGTTTAATGAAAGCGTTTAACGATAACAACTACGACTACAACAAGGTGGACAAAGATGGCGGTTTTGATTATCTCTTTGCTTTTAACGGTAACATCTTTCGTGTTGCTTGTGATCTCTCTTTTTTCCAAGCAAATAACGGAGCGTATGGCATTGGTAGTGGTGGTCAGTTTGCTCTTGGCTATCTTTCTTCAATCATCAAACCTGATATGGAATTAGAATATGCAAAGCGACACGCCCGTAAAGCCGTAGAGATTGCGTCGGTTCTTGACGCTAATACTGGTAAGCCTTTACAGTTGGTTGTACAGGAGAGGATGTAGCTATGGAGTTTAATACATACGAATATATAGAACCAGAGTTTAGAGAAGTTACAGCAACAACTGAATACGCAGCGCACTATTGGTTTGAACAAGGTTGGAAAGCCTGTAGACTTGCTTTCCTTTTGCACGATCAAGCAGAGAAGGCAAAACTATGACAGCATTTATATTTGGTTTATTGATAGGTGTTGTTATTGGTAGAGCATTTGATTTATGGGTAGATTGGAAGTACAAGAAGTGACTGACCCAAAGGAACTATTACTTACTGCACTACGTGCAACTGATGCTAAGCGTTCACGTTCTACACAGGTACAGATTGGCCCATCAGAGGTAGGTGGTTGCCGACGTAAGGTGTGGTACAGACTTAACGATCAACCTGAAACTAATGACAACGAATTAAAACTTGCTGCGATTATGGGTACTGCTATCCACGCAGAAATTGAAAGAGCGTTAGCAGATAATCCAGATGTTATGATTGAAACTGGTGTTGAATATAACGGGATGAAAGCACACATTGACTGTTTCGTACCTGGTACTGGTGATGTGATTGACTGGAAGACAAGCAAGGTGCGTAACCTTTCTTACTTCCCATCAACGCAACAACGATGGCAGGTGCAACTGTATGGCTACCTCCTAGCTAAGAACGGCTATGCGGTCAACCGAGTGTCACTAGTAGCAATCGCTAGAGATGGTGACGAAAGAGATGTCAAAGTTCATACTGAGAACTATGACGAGTCTATGGCCCTTGAGGCACTCGGTTGGCTAGCGGCTGTTAAAGAAGCAAAGGAAGCGCCAGCACCAGAGAAAGATGCAAGCTACTGTCAGTTCTATTGTAAGTACTACGACTCATCAGGTGAGATGGGATGCGTTGGTCTAAAAAAAGAACGTACACCAGTCAGTGATGTAGTCATTGAGGATGCAGATGTTGACAAGAATGCACTACTGTACTTACAGTTAGGAGTACAGATTAAAGAGTTAGAAAAAGAACAGGATTCTTTGAAGGCATCCTTTGAAGGATTATTGGGTACTACTAATTCCGGTATAGAACTAAGTTGGACAACTGTTAGAGGGCGTGAGTCAGTTGACAGTGATGAAGTAGAAAAACTATTAGGGTTTGTCCCTAAGAAGGTAGGAGCTGAGAGTCAGCGACTATCCGTAAAACAAAGTGGAGGCAAGTAATATGGCTACAGAAGGAACAAAGTTCCAGATCAATTACAAGTTAAACGATGGAACACTCATCAACTTGTACGCAGCAACAGTTACAGAATTAGAGACAGGTCTTGCAGACCTTTCTATGAATGCTATGAACATCCGAGCAACAGGGTTAGAACTATCAGGTGGACAGGCAGCACCAACAGTTTCATCAGTAGCACAATCTTTTAATGCAACACCAGTTGCAGCACCATCAGGTGGCGGTAATACTTGTAAGCACGGCAATATGTCACTTCGTTCAGGCGTAGGACAAAAGGGTCCTTGGTCGGGCTATATGTGTGCAGCACCAAAGGGTGCTCCAGATAAGTGCGACACAATCTGGGTTAAATAATTATGCGGGAGCCTTCGGAATACGAAGCTCCTAGTTGTGCAACTATCGGTGGTGACTTCTGGTTTCCAGATGTACTTCTCGGTAAAAAAGAAGTATCAGTTGAAGATTCTAAATTTGCAATAAGTGTATGTAATAGGTGTCCCCATCGCAGGGAATGTGCTGAATGGGGAATCACTAAAGAATACTTCGGCATCTGGGGTGGTCTTACTTTAAGACAACGCCAACAGATCAGAAGTCAACGAGGGCTTACATTGAAACAGGAGAAGGACATTGCTTAATCTTTCCCGCGCTTGGAGTGGAGTGCTTACCAAAGCAACGCCACTACCTGATGTGTGGAATGGGTTAAAGGCAGAAGGTATTAAGTTTCGCAGAGGCCAGGTATGTATGGTAGCTGCAGCACCTAACGCTGGTAAGTCTATGTTCGCTCTGATCTATGCAATCAAAGCTAATGTTCCTACACTTTTCTTCTCTGCAGATACTGATACTGCTACTGTAATGATGAGGTCTGTATCGCATCTATCGGGTCACTCACAAGTGACAGTAGAGGCAAACCTTTCAGACAATAGCCAGTACTACAATGCACACTTAGATAAACTTTCACACATCAAGTGGGTCTTTGATTCATCTCCAAACATTGATGACTTGGAGTTAGAGATCAGGGCCTATGTTGAACTCTATGGACATCCACCTGAGTTGATAGTCATTGATAACCTAATGAACATCACTGCTGAGACAGACAACGAATGGGCAGGACTTAGAGCAATTATGATGGAGCTACACGATATGGCACGCAAGACTGAAGCCTGTGTATTAGTACTCCACCACGTATCAGAACAGTCAGAGTATGGGTCACCTAGTAATCCACCTCATCGCAGAGCAATTCACGGCAAGGTCAGTCAGTTACCTGCACTGATACTTACACTGGGCTATGACCCAACGCAAGGGATACTCAAGGTAGCACCGGTAAAGAATCGGTTTGGCGCACACACTGCAGATGGAAGCAAATATGCACAGCTACTGGTAAACTACGCAGCAGTACAGATATCAGACCAGAACGAGTTTGGTTGGATGTTAAGAAAAGATACGATTGCAGGATACCAAGGAGGATACAATGTCTGAAGAAACAACTGAAGATAAGCCAGCGCTTAGTAACTATTACCGAGACAATCTCAGGATTGATGCACTGCGTGATACCACCATTGCATTGCGTACAGATGTTGACTCCATCAAGGTTGACCTAACCAACTTCGTTGGTGCGTTACTGCAATCTGGTGTTGTTGAATTAGTTAAAGATGAAGAAGGCAATGTCATCTATAAGATCAACAAGGTTGTATTGGTAGATGAGTCAGTACAACAAGACTAAAGGTTCTCAGTTCGAGACAGATGTAATGAAGTGGCTCCGCAAAGCTGGAGTTATAGCAGAGCGTCTGACTAAAGCTGGGGCAAAGGATGAGGGCGACATCGTAACTGTTATCGCGGGAGAAACTTACATCCTTGAACTCAAGAACAGGGCAACCCTTTCGTTGCCTGAGTTCTGGAGAGAAGCGCAAGTTGAGGCGCTTAACTATGCTAAGGCTCGTGGTATCGGGGAAGTACCACTGTCATATGTGGTAGTTAAGCGTCGCAACGCTTCAATAGATCAGGCTTGGGTAATCCAAGACTTAACTCAATGGTTAAAGGAGAAACAGTAATGCCAGTTCCAGAAGGTAACATCACAACATCAGAGATACTAGTACCAGTAGTAGAAGAAGTAGTTGAAGTTTCAACTACTGAAGAGGATGAAGATAATGAAGATAATTAGAGAACCAATCTTTTTTCATAATCAACGTGGGTTCAGTGTGAAACTAATGGAATGGGATATGTCTGACTATATGTTTAACATTCAAGCATTTGGTAGAGACTTTGGTTGGAGAATATACAAGGGCAACCCAACTCCAGTAGAGATTCTTGAATGGGAATCAGGTTTCCAAGATGATGTGATTGAAGAGGAAATATGATTTGCCAAAACTGCCTTAAAGGCGGAGAAGAGAACACACTTGCTCACTACAAGCGTGCAACTAATTGGCACGACAAGTGCGACTTTAAGGGGTGCGTATGCCAGCACAAGACTGGTCCAGGGTACGTAAGGCGAGCAGATACAAAGGTGCCGTTGATGCAAACGCAATCCCCATAGGAGTTATTGTCTCTCACTATGGAGGTGAAGTACGTGAAGGCAAGAGCGCTTCGGTTCGTTGCTGTTTACATAGTGACAGTAGACGCTCAGCAGTTATCAACACTTATGACAATTTATATTTCTGCCATACCTGCGGTAAGGGTGGCAATGCAGCTAACCTAGTATGCATATTAGAGAACTTGGAGTTTAACGATGGCCTCAAACGTGCAGTCGAAATTGCTACTGGAAGCGGCGCAACAATACGCACAGGCAATAAGTCCAGAAACTCTAGCCGTACTAGAAGGACGTGGGATCTCTGAGGAGACAGCAGGACTGTTCCAGTTAGGAACTATTACCAACCCCATCAATGGTCACGAGATGTATGAAGGGTGGCTATCTATCCCATACATCACTGCATCCGGTGGTTGTGTTGGCTTTAAGTTTAGACGATTAGATGATGCCAAGCCTAAGTATGGTTCACCTACTGGGCAGAAGGCACATCTGTATAATGTATGTGATATCACTCTTGACTCACCACACATCGTTGTATGTGAAGGTGAACTAGATGCGATAGTCACCAGCGCAGAGCTTGGTATCCCAGCAGTGGGTGTGCCAGGTGTTGCAGCGTGGAAGAACCACTTTCCAAAACTCTTTGTAGGTTATGAAACTATCTATGTTGTTGGTGACAATGACGTCAAAGAGGATGGGTCTAACCCTGGAGCTGAGTTTGCTAAGCGCGTGGCGAATGAGGTAATGAACTCACAGATTGTTACACTACCACCAGGTATGGACATCAATGATTATTACTTGGCTAATGGAATTGATGCTACGAGAAAGTTACTGATAGGGGAGTCAAATGTATGACAATGACAAGGCAAGAGTGGGACACGATGCTACAGACTTTGCAGCATATGGGCTTTCAAATCTTAGAGATCAATACGGAAACAGAGACAGTACTACTGCGCCCTATACCGATAAGATAAATGATGCATTCATTGCAGATGTCTGGCGTATTATGGACCAAGCAGGCAACCTACTGGTGCGTAAGCATCACGACTACGGCCCAAAGAACATTGCTCATTCACCAGGTGGACCACTTAATGGTTTGCGTGTACGTATGTGGGACAAGATAGCTCGCATCAATAACCTATTAGACTCTGGCGTTGAGCCAAGCAATGAGTCCTTGCGTGATTCCTTCTTAGACTTACTAAACTATTCAGCTATTGCAATGATGGTCTTAGATGGCGTATGGCCTGAAGTGCAGGACAATGACTGAATTACACCCAGTAATCTATGACCTAGTTCCTAGCGTTGCTAATGCTATTCATCGTAGGTATAACAAGCACGTTGAAAAGGATGACATCAAGCAAGAGCTAATGGCTTGGGCTATGACTAGATCAGCAGATCATACTGAAGATTTAATGGAGCCAATCGAAGAGCGACGCAGGCACAACGAGCAACGCATAGCCTGGCAGATGAAGCGTGTAGCAGAACGCTATGCTCGCAAGGAGAAGGCATCTAAGTCTGGCTATCAGACCAATGATGAAGCCTACTACGAGTCAGCAACCCTTGGTCAGTTGCTTCCCTTTGTTATTGCATCAGTCATAGATGGCACAGTGTTAGAGCAAGCACAAGAGATGATTAGAGATGGACAACCTAAAGGCTCATCATCTCCAGCAGAAGGTGGCAACTTACTTGCAAACCTTATAGACATCAAGAAAGGTTTTCTTAAACTAGATCAAGAAGACCAGGCTATCTTACGTATGCGCCATCACGAGAGCTTTACCTTGCAACAGATAGCACAGGTATTAGAGTGCGCTGTCTCTACTGCAGATCGTAGGTGTGCTCAGTCACTGCGTAGACTACAGGATAACTTAGGTGGGATTAGTCCCTGGCAATGAACGAAGAGTTACTGTTTGATTTCTTGCGCGAGAACTTGTATCCAGATTTAGTAAAGTCTGAGGGCATCTTTGATGCCTATGACTGTATCTCCAGGCAAGCAGGTCACTACATAGAGTTAAAGTGCAGGGCTACACACTATGACACCTTGCTGATTGAAGAGATGAAGTATCGCAAGCTCATAACCCAAGCAGCAGAGCGTGATCTTATCCCCTACTACATTAACTCTACCCCGCAGGGTGTCTTCTCCTTTGACCTTATGGATTTACCGGAGCCAGTATGGTTTAATCATCAGATGCCAGCAAGCACAGAGTTTGATCGTGTTGATAAGGTTGAGAAGTTAGTAGGTTATCTACCCATAGAGGAAGCGGTCCAACTCTGATGCAGTATGACTATCGTTGCCCTGATTGCAACACAGTATTAACTATTGAACGTTCTATCCACGAGGAACCTCGTGAGCCATCTTGCTTTGATTGCCACGTAACTATGGTACGTAAGTGGGATTCACCTGGCGTCACCTTCAAAGGTAAAGGGTTCTATTCCACAGGTGGATAAAAGAAATAACCCCCAGCGGAGGGCAGTCACACTGAGGGTTATTAAACTTAGACTATCAGGTATCAGTACCATCCTCGTCTGTCTGAATGTCTGAGAGCGCTACACGCACTCCCTCGATAGCGTGCGTTAAGGTATCGTAAGCCGTGAAGGATTTGTAGTTCAGGCTCTCGACTACGCTCTCTAAGGAGTTGAGCAATTCCGAAAGCTGTTGATTTTGGGTTGTCTGCGAGGTGGTCAAGCCTGCTCTCACGGGTCCATAAGGTGATAAGGCATTTGGTTTCACGCTTGGTGTAACCGAGTGCTCTTGAGTAACTAACGATAAGTGCTTTGTTCTCACGCTTTTCCTCGATTGTTGCGTGTCTTGCGACGATTGCGAGATCTTTTGGTAGCTCTACCCTTACGTGATGGTCCGGAGCGAACACCCATAGTAACGCTAACCCTAGTGTTACTACTAATCCATTTCTTATCCTCGTCTTCATCTCTCTCCCTCTCTTCCACGAGCAGATCCCGATACACGTTGGGATACAGGTGAGACAGGCGCACTAGCGCCCTATCTCTTGCTCGTCTGTAGTTTCGATAGTGAACTGCTTGCTTACCGCTTACTTCTTTACTCTCCCTCATTATTTATCTTGTCCTCCCACACTATAAGTACATAGACTACCACCATAACCGCAGCTAAACCTAGCCAGTAACTCATACTCGTAACTCCTTTTCATTTCTAATGTATAAACTAAATGCCAATCTCCACGAGTGGAAAGCCCACCCATTCTTCGTCCGATAGTAGGTAACCTCGAACAGATTAGATCCGTACCTAACGTGGTCAATTACTTTTGTAGTAATGCTTGACGTGTGATAGATCTTGCCCTCAGTAGGGCCATTCAGGGCAACCATTTCACATCAATCCATTTTGTAACATAATGGCTCCAAACTTGATATCGGTTGAGCTGATAACTCCATAAACATCTAGCCCACCACAGTAGATGCAATGAAAGCCCCACTCCATATCATAAGTTCCTTGGTCAATGTCAAACATATTGTCACAATCTGTGCACTTCCACTTAGCCATTAGAGTCCTACCTTTCTTGCCTGTTGAACTAGATCGGTTACATCTATCGTCTGCCCTACCATATGAGCGTCCTCTTCATCACTATCCCACGCACTAATCAATAGGCGTGAGCCAATAGGTGCCAATTGTAGCCACTTGATAGCCTCTATTGAACTGCCCCCACCCCACGTATTGCCACCGTCAGGCTCTACCACTTCATAGAATAGAATCAGATCAGACTTTGGTGGGTGAATTGTGTAAACATTACTCATCGCCCTCCTCCTCATCTAAATTAAAGATACGCGATAGCGCACTGTTGGCACGCTCTAGGTTTTTGATAGCCCTTGCTATCTCCTGTTGCTGTATGTCTATCTCAGCCTGTGTTAGGCATAGATCAACCTTAGCCTTTAGATACTCTCTATTCATTAGCTCCCCCTATGTTGATGTAACAAGCGTGGCACAAGGCTATCTTGTCCACGATACCGCCCTCTCTCTCCTGCTTACACTCTCTACACTTCATCGCTCTCTCCCTCTATCTCTTTGTCGTTGCATACCTGACACCACCTGCGTTGATTCTTTTCGGGATAAAACCAAGCGTCACACATCGGACACCTCATCTCGTCCCACGTATCCATTTTAACCATTAGTAACTCCCGTCCTTACCTGATACCCAACCGCACCCGTCGCACGTGACCTTGCCCTCTACTGTTTGGCTATCGCCACTCATTACTCTACCGCATACCCAACATCTACCGTAGCTCATTTGCTCGCGCCCTCTCTCTCATAATCTATGATCTCCCACGCGCTATTGAGTATGGCTTCTTGCCATTGTCCACAGTGCTCGCAAGAATAGTCTGCATTAATAGTGGACAGCACTAACCCGCGTAGCCCACAGTATCTACACTTATCCATTACGCTACCGCTTCCACTGTTAAGCCAGCTAACGCGTAAGCCTTCACAATAGCCTTGGCCCTGGCTTCAGTAAGATCACACTCTCCTACTACTTCTCCACTATCTACTAAGCGCAGAATAGTAGGAGCCTTAACCCTGGCGCTCACGCGCTCTCCCTCTCTTTCATAATCTGAGGTTGCCCTAAGTATCGTCTCACTTGCGCGAGCTGATCTAGTCTGCCTTGATAGTAATTCCTGTCGTTACTTTCCGTTCCGGTACTTAATCTCTCCAATACCCACTCTGCTTCTACATTTAAGAATTGTTCTAGTTCACTCACTTGCTCTCCTCCTCTTCTTCGTAGATGTACTCTATAGAGCCCCTACCCTTAGCATTTAAGCGTACGGTGTAGGCAATGCGTAGGTCTAGGTCTTCTTTCATAGCTCCTCCTCTTTCCTTGTCCGGCTAGGTACCGGCTCCCTCTCCCTTACCCGAAAGCAAGGGAGAGACAGTCACCTACCTAGTGAAATCTCCCACGCATTTAGTCATTGAGCCTAGGCAAAATCCTTGCCCTGTCCACCATAGATAGCCAGCGATTAAATAAATGAAAGCGAAGACAAGAGCTCCGACTACTATTCTGCGTAGTGTGTAGTTAGGTTTACGCATTAGCCAGCTCTTCCTCTTGCTCCTCTACACGTCTAGCCACATAGCCGGCGATACTGTCTAGGCTCTCACGCATAGCACAGTACAGATAAAGACTATTAAGGCTTGTTATAGTTCCGGCGTTATAGGTACCTAATTCTGCCACGCTGTCATCTAGGGTAGGGTATGCCCATAATGACAGCTCTTGCACACGCTTGTTAATGTTGCTGTAATAGTCTTGAGTCTCACAGTCTGCTATCTCCGCACAGTAATCGGAGAGCTTGTAGTCTTCTACATCTTCTCCGTCTGTAAAGTAATCGGAGAGCTGTTCGGCTAGGTCTACGATCTCGCCTACCCATTGAGAGCCAGCGACGTAATCCGGCAACATTTCCCATAATGAGCTCATAGAGCCATTAGTCATAGATTCTTGTGTGATTTCACTTAGTGCTTGCTTGATTAGTGTGCTGTTCATTAGTTTACCTTTCCTGCGTAGTTTTGGATTGACTGTAAGGCCTTTTCATACGATGTGCTAGCTCCGGCGAAAGTAATGCCGGAGACTAGATGAAGACACCAGCTCCACGTTTCGGAGATTGTGTCTTGTCTGCGCTTGATGTCGTAGCTGTCAATGCCTAGCTCTTGAATGTTCATTAGTTAGCCACTAACGCTGTAATGATTGAGTTGCTGTACTTTTCTACGATTGGGGATAAATAGGCTTTTGCTTGCTCTTTAGATGTAAAGCTCTCAACACGTAAGTAAATACGACGTGACCCGAATTCGCGGAAGACTACATAATCACGTGGCGCGATCTTTTCAATGCCGAAAGGGTATCCGAATACATAGCTAGTCAATTCATCATTGATAGCTGTCTTTAACTGTAGTTCCATTTCATACTCTTATCTATTGGAGCTTTTAGGTAGGTATTCTCCAATGGGATAAACTTAACGTACTATCCCCTATAGATGTCAAGCACCTAAGAGCTTATTTATTTAGGTGTCTTAGCTCTAAACATAGTGGACAATTAGGGGTCATTATGTCTAAGGTGTTAGGGCTATTCGGTAGGCCTAGATCGCTAACCGATACAGCTAGCCGATAGGGCTAACAGTTAAGGCTATGGGTTAGGCCTTGCCTATGTCTGCCGGATTAGTTATTAAATAGAATAAGGGTTAAGGGTTAGGGGTAGCCGATACGGTAGTCGGCCTCTCTATCTTTTCTAACTAACTAGACAATAGCCCGTCAGATGTCTAACCCTCACGGTGACGGTGACCCCCCATTGCTAAAATCCAGCGCGGTGTGCCAGTTACTCCCCAACAAAAAATATTTGCTAAAGTCAAAGCTGCCAATATAGCCTCTGACCAGCACTTATATATACTGTGATGTAACTCACATCAGTAAAACGAGAAATCCAGCATATTTCCTGCCTTATATATAGTAGGGGAGTAAAACGGGGAGAGTATGTTTTACGACCCTTGGTTGGCCTCTACGAGGCCCCTAGGCCGAGTACTGACTTACCCCTCAGTTCGCTGTGGCTCCTTCGGGCGTTAAGCCCGATCTGCCCAGTACTTTTAGTGGGGATAGCTCTATCTCTAATAGGAAGATCACACTCAACCTAGTAAAGGAATCTTTGATTCCGGCCGAGGCCTACGCGCCTCGTGTATAAGAAATGAGCATCCGCGCCGATGATACGTAACTACACAGAAGAGCAGTTATACCTTCGCGCTACCTCCAGTAGGAAATTTCGGAAACAGTACAAGCAAGAGCGAGAATCCCGTCGCTTAGAAATGCGCCGCCAAATCGCGGCAGCAATACTAGTAGAAGAAATGAGACGGGCATCCAATGGCTGATAACAGCGCAGACATTGCCAAGAGAATTATCCTTGGCTGTGTAGCAGAGGGTATGACCATTGAGCAGGCTTGCGCCTCCGCCGGTAAATCCATTAAGACCTATGAGTACTACCGTCGCACAGATAAGATTTTTACAGACAAGGTTGACAGAACACGCCTTGGGCTAAAGGATAAGCAGTTCCAAGACGGCGATGTACACGACCTCACCTTTGCAGAGTTTCGCCAAAAGTTCCTCCACTCTAAGACATTCCCACACCAGCAGAACCTTGTGGATATGATCGAAGGTAGAGAGCCAGGCTGGCTACACCCTTCTATGAAGTATGAGCCAGGGCTAGCTTCCAATAGAATTCTTTTGAACATCCCGCCCAACCACGCCAAGTCAATTACGATCACGGTTGACTATGTAACGTGGCAGGTAGTACGTAACCCCAACTTTAGAGTTTTGATTGTTTCACAAACCCAGCAGTTAGCTGCAGACTTTCTCTACGCCATCAAGCAACGCCTGACTCATCCTATGTATGAAGACCTCCAGAGCGCTTATGCCGCTGGCGTAGGGTTTAACTCTAAGTCAGCTTCCTGGCAGGCTACCCGTGTTACCTTCGGTACCGAGCTACGTGAGTCCAGTGAAAAAGATCCAAACATCGAAGCCATTGGTATCGGTGGGCAGATCTACGGTAAGCGTGCAGATATGATTATCGTAGACGACGCTGTTACCTTAAAAAATGCTAATGAGTTTGAAAAGCAGATTCGCTGGTTAACTCAGGACGTACGCTCTCGTTTGAACCCTACTGGTAAACTAGTAGTCATTGGTACAAGAGTTGCAGCTATGGACTTATACCGCGAACTGCGTAACGAAGACCGCTACCCTGGCGGGTTAGTTCCTTGGAAATACTTGGCTATGCCGGCGCTTCTAAAGACAGATGAGGACCCTGACAAATGGGAGACTCTCTGGCCTGCAAGTGATGCTCCCTTTGATGGACAAGTAGAATCTGATTTGAATGAGGACGGCCTCTATCCTAGATGGAATGGTCGTAACCTCTACAATGAACGCCAAGCTATGGATGCTTCTACTTGGGCTTTAGTTTATCAACAACAAGATATCTCAGATGATGCCATCTTTGATCCAGTATGTGTGCGAGGTTCCATAGATGGTATGCGTAAGGCAGGTCGCTTGGTTCCTGGTAACCCAGGCCATCCACGCGATGTCAACGGCTTTTCTTTTATTTGTGGTCTTGACCCCGCTATGGTTGGTGATACAGCCGTCGTTTGTTACGCTGTTGATAGGGCTACTCATAAACGTTATATCGTTGATGCTATTAAGATCACTCGTCCTACGCCTGCGGCGATACGCCAACTAATTTTTGATTGGACTTCCCTCTACCAGCCTAGTGAGTGGATAGTAGAGAAGAACGCTTTTCAGTCCTTCCTTACACAAGATGAAGGCATCCGCCAAAATCTTGCAAGTCGAGGAGTACTACTACGTGAACACCACACAGGAAACAATAAATGGGACTCAGGATTTGGTGTTGCCAGTATGTCAACATTGTTTGGAACGAAGCAATTTGACGGCAAACACCATAGAGACAATCTTATCCATCTTCCTAGCGATCAAACAGAAAACGTTAAAGCTCTTATCGAGCAACTGATTACGTGGTCGCCAACTACTAAGGGTAAGACCGATATGGTAATGGCTCTGTGGTTCTGTGAGATTAGAGCACGAGAGATGCTCAACCAAGGTATGCATAAGACCCATCATATGAAGAACCCTTTTCTATCTCGCTACGAGGTAGGCAAACGAACAGTTATCAACATAGATGAACTGCTCGCAGAAAAAGATCGTACGTTCATCTAACAAGGAGATAACAATGGCTAAAGAGTTAAGAAAAAAAGTTGAGAAGGCAATCAAAGCCAAGAATAAAGAAGTTTACCCTGGTAAGCGTATAAATTCTTCAAATGCTCCAAAAGGCGTAAGTGTAAAGACTGCTGATATAGTTGCTAAGCGTACTCGTGGCAATGCTTCGGCAGTTGAAAAACTTGATGCAAGTATGTACAACACGCCTCGTAATTTAACGGCTGCAGAAGGAAGAGCAGCAAAAGTTGTACAAGGACGCCGTAACCAAGATCTAAAAAAGACTGCTGCACGTGGGGTCGGAATCCTTAAGACTCAGGCAAAGAAGAAGGCAGCAAAAAACGCTAGAAAAGCAATTGGTGGTTAAGTAATGGAAAATATGAAAGATTTTGGTTTTGGTAAATCAGATAAACAACTTGCTACTATATTTGGTGTTTCGGTATCTGAAATGAAAAAGATTAAAAAACAAATTGCTTTAGAAGTTACAAAGCCTGCTCCTAAGAAGACAGCAACAAAGCCAACTGTTAAGCCAGCACCAATGCCAAAGCCAAAAATAACTACTAAGCCAAAGCCAAGAGGTCTTAATGATTATCTTGATAAAGGTCAAACACCTCCAAGCAGAAACAAGAAGTTACCTTCAGATGCCGATGTGATTCTTAAGGGTTACAACGATAAGAAGACTATTGCAAAATTAAAAGCACGTAAAAATAAGTAAGGACAAAAAATTGTTATCAACTAAAGAGGTAGTAGCCAAGGTTAATCGCCTACAAACGCGCTACGCTGCACGTGACCAGAGAATGCGTGATGTGCTCTCTGTACGTCAGGGAGACATTAGCAAGGTTTACCCTGCAATGTTTTCAGAGGAATACCCAAAGCCTCTAGTTGCAAACTTTATTGATGTAGCAGCACGCGATCTTGCAGAAGCAATGGCACCACTGCCATCATTTAACTGCTCAGCAACCAATATGGTTTCAGATGCAGCACGCAAGGCAGCAGATACTAGAACTCGTATTGCAAACTTTTATGTAACAAACTCTGACCTACAACTGCAGATGTACACAGCAGCAGACTGGTATAACACCTACGGTCTTGGTATCGGTATGGTTGAGATGGACTTTGAGGACAACAATCCTCGTATCCGTATGCTCAATCCATTCGGTACTTATCCAGAGTTAGATCGCTATGGTCGCGTTATGTCTGTTACTCAGGTCATCGTTACCGATGCAGAGACATTGGCTTCACAATACCCAGAGTATTACGATCTAATCCTAGGTAAAAACCAGTATGCCCTTTCTTCTCCTTATATCTCAATGGTCAAGTACCACGACAAAGACCAAGACCTGCTTTATTTACCAGAGCGTAAAAACTTAGTTCTATCACGCACGCCTAATATCTTAGGTAAGGCAATGGCATCTGTCGTAATGCGTTCTTCTCTTGATGGAGAAGCACGTGGACAGTTTGATGATGTTCTATCAGTACAGCTTGCTCGTGCTCGCTTTGCAGTATTGCAGATCCAAGCAGCAGAAAAATCTATCCAAGCACCTATTGCTATTCCACAGGATGTACAAGAGTTAGCACTTGGTCCAGATTCAATTATGCGCTCTGCTAACCCACAAGGTATTCGTCGCGTTCCGCTAGAACTACCACCTGGAGTCTTTACAGAATCTGGCGTACTTGAGCGCGAACTACGTCTTGGTGCTCGTTATCCAGAGTCTCGTTCAGGTAACATTGACGCATCAGTTGTAACAGGTCGCGGTGTTCAAGCACTACAGGCTGGCTTTGATACACAGATCAAAGCAGCACAAGCACAGTTTGCTCGTATGTTCCAAGAACTTATCTCAGTATGTTTTGAAGCAGATGAGAAAGTATTTGGTGGTATTCCAAAGACTATCAAGGGTTCAGATGATGGAACACCTTACGTTCTTAAGTACACACCATCTCGTGACATCAAGGGTGAGTACGGCGTAGATGTACGCTACGGAATTATGTCTGGTATGGACCCAAACCGTGCCATCATTGCTTTACTACAAATGCGTTCAGACAAGCTCGTAT